TATGGCTGGATTTAGTGATTACTTAGAAGATAAAGTATTAGACCATGTATTTGGTGGTAATGCTTATACTGCACCAGGAACATTATATGTTGCTTTATATACTGTAGCACCAACAGATACAGGCGGTGGTACTGAAGTAACTGGCGGTTCTTATGCAAGACAAACTGCTGCATTTACCGTATCTGGTACAGACCCCACCACAGCAACTAACTCAGCTGCGGTTGAATATCCAACAGCTACAGCAGACTATGGAACTGTGGTTGCAGTAGGTATATTTGATGCTTCATCAAGCGGTAATCTAATGGCTTATGCAAACTTAACAGCTTCTAAAACTGTAAGTTCAGGCGATGTATTTAGATTTGACGCTGGCGATTTAGATATAACATTAGCTTAATACCATGGCCTCAGTAGGCTATGGCTTATACACATACGGAAAGTCCAATTACGGAACTCCTGTATATCATTTTGGCGCATCCACAATAGCACAAACATCATCTGCAACAGCGGATGGTAGATTTGTTATTACTGGTGCATCAACCATATCAGCAGTTTCTTCTGCAACAGCAACAGGTAGACAAATAGATCGCGGACAAGCGGTTATTAGTGCAGTATCTAGTGTTACAGCATCTGGTACACAGATTGATAGAGGTGTTGCAACTATAGCAGGAACATCTGGATTTACAGCTGTTGGTATACAAATAGACTTAGGATCTGCAACTATAACTGCAACTTCTAATGTAATAGCCACAGGTACACAAATAGACCGTGGTGTAGTTATAGGACCAGTCGTATCAGGTATGACAGCTACAGGTAGATTTACTGTAGTAGGTGAAGGAACATTTGCAGAAACTAGCGGATTTGATGCACTAGGTGGCATTGTAATGAGAGGCGTATCTGTAATTGCACAAACAAGTGGATTTAATGCAGTTGGTGGTCTAAAATGGAATGATATAATTGTTCCTGGTGAGACTTGGACCGATCAGATAGTAGCAGATGAAACTTGGACTGACCAAGCAAACCCAGATACATCATGGACAACATTAGGCGAACAAGACGCAGCTTAAAGGATAAAATTTTATGGCAGATACATTTACAACGAATTTAAACTTAACAAAACCAGAAGTAGGAGCATCTACTGATACTTGGGGTACAAAGCTAAACGCTGACCTTGATACAGTAGACGGATTATTTAGTGCTACTGGTACTTCAGTAGCTATGAACCTAGACGGAGCAGTAATAGATAGCTCTGTCATTGGTGGTACTACAGCAGCAGCAGGTACATTCACAACCCTTACAGCTAATACATCTATTACTGGAGATGTAACTGGTGACTTAACTGGATCAGTTTTAACAGCAGCCCAAACTAACATAACAAGCGTTGGTACTCTTACAGGTTTAACCGTAAATGGTAACGTCTCAGTAGACGGTGGAACAATTAAACTTGATGGTAATTATCCAACTGGTACAAACAACGTAGCTTTAGGTGATACAGCAGGAGATAGCTTAATTAGTGGTAGCATAGATAACACCTTAATAGGTTCTCAAGCAGGTACAGCATTTACAGACGGAGATTATAATACTGCTATAGGCTTTTCAGCGTTAAAGTCTGATACTTTAGGAAGCAAAAGTACAGCTGTTGGTCGTGGTGCTTTACTAACTCAAAACTTTACATCTGCTACAGATGCTCACAATACTGCTGTGGGATTTAACGCAGGAGTCTTAGTAACCACAGGCGTACAAAATACCCTCATAGGTGGTCTTGCAGCTCCTTCGATGACTACAGCCTCTAAAAACACAGCAGTTGGTTATGCTACTTTAGGAGCAAACCTCACAGGTGATAATAACGTAGCACTTGGTTGGGCAGCTTTAAATGTAAACACCACGGGTGCTAATAACGTAGCACTTGGTTTAGCAGCTTTATCAGCTAACACCACAGCTTCAAACAATACTGCTGTTGGTTATTTAGCTTTAACAGCAAACACTACAGGTGCAGCAAACTTAGCCGTCGGTATAAATGCTTTGTATAGCAATCAAACTGGCAACGGTATTACAGCCGTGGGCGGGACTACACTGTACAACAACACCGCAAGCAACAACACCGCAGTGGGTTCTGGTTCTCTGTATGCCAACACCACAGGAACATTTAACTTAGCTGTTGGTGCGGGTTTGTATGGTGGAGCTGCTGGTACACTTGGTGCAAACACCACAGGTTCTTACAACACAGGTTTGGGCGTTCGCGCACTTCAAGCCAGTACGACTGCAAGCAATAACACAGCAGTTGGCTATGCAGCAATGTACAACAACACCACAGGTGCTAATAATACTTGTATAGGTAATTCAGCAGGTGACACTATTACCACAGGCAGCAGTAATATAATAATTGGATATGTGTCTGATGTTTCTACAGGTAGTGGTAGTTCCCAATTTGTATTAGGAAATGGAGTAACTTGCGTAGGTGATGGTAACTTTACTTTTGGTGATGGAACTTCAGATAGTAATATCGCAAATGGTGCAACAACAATTACAGCACCTTCAGATATAAGATTAAAAGAAGATATACAAGATGAAGAAGTAGGTTTAGATTTTATAAACGATTTAAGACCTGTTACTTTCCAATGGAAAAAAGAAAAAGATATACCTTCAAATATGAAAGCCTATAAAGAAGGTTCTGAAAAAAGAACTATGAATGGTAAATATAATCATGGTTTTATAGCTCAAGAAGTTAAAGAAGCTATAGACAAGCACAATCTTAAAGAAGGCTTTGATATGTGGTCAGAAGATGAGGCTGACGGCAGACAAAGAATTGGTGATGCTTCATTAATGCCTTTAATGGTCAAAGCAGTTCAAGAACTTTCATCACAAGTAGATGAATTAAAAGCCGAAATACAAACTTTAAAAGGAGAATAATATGGCACAAACAGTAAGCGAAGTCTTAACAGCAGCAACAGATAGCGTAACACTTATCAACGGTGTAAACGCTGGAACTTGGGATGTTACAAATATGGAGCAATCAGAAATCAACGACATGGTACAAAGGAACGTAGACCACTTAGAACTAGTCTTAGCGTACACAGACCCTGATGTAGCTGGTAGTTCAGATGATAAAACATCTTATACAACTGCTATTGCAACTGGTAAAAGCTACATATCATCCAATAGCTAAAAATGGCACTATTGCCTGTAACTCCGCCAGCTGGCATAGTCAAAAACGGTACTGACTATGCTAACAAAGGTCGTTGGGTTGACGGCAATCTTGTGCGTTTTGAAAATGGCTATCTTAAGCCGATTGGTGGTTGGTCAAAACTAAAAACTACAGCACTTGATGGTGAGCCTATAGGTATGTATGCCTATAAGGACAACTTAGGTGCATCTGTTTTAGCTGTTGGTACAAGACAAAAAGTTTATGTCTTATACGACAATACCTGGACTGATATAACACCAGTTGGTTTTGTAAACGATGCTGATAACGATCCTCTTGGTTACGGTGCATACAACTATAACGTAGAAGATTATGGTGACGCTAGAAGCCAATCTGGACTACCTCTTGACTCAGGTCATTTCTCCTTTGATAACTGGGGTGAAGATTTAATCTTTTGTTTTTCTGGTGATGGCAAGATATACAAGTGGAGGCCAGTTTCAGGCGGAACAGCTGATACCATAGGTACAGTCGTAACAAACGCTCCTACAGGCTGTCAGGCTGTCCTAGTGACCAATGAAAGGCACTTAGTTGCTATTGGTTCTGGTGGAGATCCTAGAAGAGTAGCATGGAGCGATAGAGAAGATAGAAACACTTGGACATCTAAAGCTACCAATACAGCAGGTGATGTACAAATACCTACAGGTGGTAGAGCATTATTAGCAGTTAAATATCAAAACGATGTCATAGTTTTTAGTGATACTGGTATAGATAGAATGAGCTATGTAGGCTCACCTTTTGTCTATGGTATAACCGCAGCAGGTGCAAACTGTAAAGCAGTAAGTAGAAGATCAGTAGTACAAACAGGAAACTTTTTAGCGTGGATGGGTGAAAACTCATTCTTTGTTTACGATGGTGTTGTAAGAGAAATACCATGCGATGTGCATGATTATGTATATGACCAACTAAATGTACCAGGAAGAAAAGCTTGTTGGGGTGGACACAACTCTAACTTTAACGAAATATGGTGGGGTTTTCCAAGCGGAGAAGGTATATACAGACCAAATAAATATGTAATCTGGAATTATTTAGAAAATACTTGGTCTATAGGTTCTTTAGATAGAGGATGTTGGATTGACCAAGGTGCGTTTGATTATCCTATTGCTGGTGATTCAGCTGGTTTTATTTACGAACACGAATCAACCACATTATCTAATTCTCCAAACTTAAACAGCGATGTGCCGTTTTGCACAAGCGGTCCAATAGAATTAGGTAATGGCGATAACTATGTACAATGTAATCAGATTATTCCAGATGAAGAGGCAAACACATTACCAGGTGTAACAATAAGTTTTAAAGGTAAGTTTACCCCTCTAGGTAGCGAGACAGACTTTGGTAGTTTTACCTTTGAGAATGATGGATATACCGATGCTAGGTTTACAGCACGACAAGTACAGATGACTGTAACAGGTAGCACAACACAAGATTTCCAAGTT